ATTTTTTATAAGAGCCTGATACATTCCTGCTACCGCTAGCACCTCCTCCACCTGCACCTATACATATAACTTCTACAGCTTTCGCATCATCTGGCTTAGTCCAAGTTCCGTTAGCATCAAAGACCTGCATATCACACTTAGATATCTCAGCTATCTCAGTCTCTAATGCTTCTAAATCATCAACAATATCGTGTTGTTGTGATGCTCTTATTTTATCTCCTGCGTTTACTTTTTCACTATTTAGTGCCATATTAGTTTGTAAAATTAATTTGATAATCTATTCTAACGTCTTCTCCTATCGACTTATCAAAGACAGGTGTAATTAAACTTCTTGCGAATAACCTATCTCCACAGAAAAGACCAAATTCTTTGTATTCTTGTTCATCTAGTTCTCCATCTGCGATAAAGAAACTTATAAGGATTTCATCATCATCTACTTCTTCTTTTAGTGCTATTAGTATTCCATCTAGAAATGTAGCTATTAAATCAGTATCTGCATCAGCCGGTGCTTGGTCGCTTGTTCCTATTTTAGCTTGGGTTATTTCCAAGGGATAAGTAGTATCGCCTAACAGATGTTTGGCTAGTAAGTTCATTCCACTATTCGGATTCAATACGACTAAATTATTTATCCAATCAAACTCTCTTAGAACTTCACTTGTTCCTGCCTTATATGTTGTTATTTTATATTTGCCTGTTACTTTGATTTTTTCTTTGATATCCATTTTATTATTTGTTGTTTACAAACCTTACACTTTCCTGTTGGTGTGTAATCTTGGCGTGTTTGACATTTTATACAATATGCTCTCATGATTCATCCCAGGTAGCTAAGTTCCAAAAGCCTTCTTGTTGACCTGATTCTACATCTGCCCAGTAATAGTCTTGGGTATCAAATGTTTCTATGGCTTCTATGGAATCTGTTGCTCCACAGGTATCTAATATTTCAATAAACGATAGTAATGCATCTGGGTCAAATTCTCTTATTTCTCTAAATCTAATTAAGTCTTGTAATACTTGGATAATTCCAATTGTTCTCATTGTAGCAAGTTTTACTACATAATGACCCTTATCTTCAGATAGCATCTTAAACTGAACTGCCTGTATTAAAAATGTTTCATCTATATCTAATGTGTCGGATTGTATTGTTAATAATTGACCACTCCTTAATCCGGGTGTATTGGTTTCAAATTGTCCTTCTACTATTCCATCCTTATATGATTCTAATTGTGATTTAGCATAAAGCATTGCTTCTTGCCTGGTGCTGATTGTCTTGTCTTCCTTAAAGAACTCATAATAGCCATACTCACTAACTGAATCTGGTGCTATTATTCTTACTATAATAGGAAACAAAGGTATTCCGGTTATTATCACTTCATCATCTGTGTCAGGTTTTGTGTCAGATTTGAATCGGATATATTTCTCATTAAAGTTCCAAAAGCAATCAAATGATTCTTCAGGGTGTAAATAATCTACACCTACTGTCATTGGACTTCCGTCTACTGTAACCTCCGGTCTATCTGCAAACTTATTAGCTAATGGAAATGTTATCTGGTCAGCTGTTGCGAGATATGTTTCAGAACGTTCTTCTCCTCTTTCTTCTGCACCTCTAACATAAACCGTATTTCTCATTTGACTTATATCATCGGTAAGTTCTAGTGTTCCTTGAATATAGTTACCATTAGTATCGGTTACTGTAAAAGGTGCTGGATTTTCATTTCTAGGAAAGAAGTGAATATCTTTTTCGTAATCTACATACCAGAAATGATTTGTATCTTTGGCTAGTTTATCTAAACAAGCTGTTACTGTTAGTCGATTAAATGCTACTGATGTTATAGATACATCACAATTAACATTGGTGTAAGTAAAATCATCTGCATATTTATCTATAACTTCCTCTATGATTTCAGCTACCGTCTTGTCGGTATATCGGTCTAGAACTAATAAACGATTAAGGTAGTGTGTATAGTCACCGCATATAACATCATATTGTACGATACCACCTGCTATTATTTTCTTAGATACCTCAACAATAACACCCCCAAACTCTTTTATTCCGTCTATGTCTAGCTCTACCTCTTGATTTATTTCTGGTATAAACCCTCTATCCTGATATTTCAATGTGCGAAATGTTAATGTATCTCGGCTTTCCTCAAGGTTGTCAGTTTTTCTGATGCTATCTTTTTCTATCAGGTTGGTTCTGTCAATGGCGTCAATGGTTAGAATCATAATTTCATTTGTCTTTTAAGTTTAGCTATGATGCTATCTCCAATTTCCTCTGCTACAGTTTCTGATAAGTAATAACCACCATTGATATTAACAGTTACCGGTGCTAACATTCTTTTATTTAATGGTATTATAGCTTCTGGTCCAGCTTCTCCAATGATTGCTGCTGTTGGTTTAGTGACAATACCTCCTTCGGCTAACCTGGGTAACTCTATTTCCTTTGCTGTTGGAATATTAGGAATATTAACCTTAGGGACCCGATTCATTGCATTAATGATTTTATTCAAAGCACCAATCCAAGCGTTTAATGCACTAAGGGTTGTATTTATCATCGATTCTACTGCCCCTATTACAGAATTAACCGAACCCTTAATAATCGATATAATAGCAGACCATACTGATTTCACTTTGTCGAGAATCATGTCCCATATCCAGGCTAATGTATCTTTCATCTCACCCCAATTTCTAACCCAATACCAACCAACTGCTATTATTGCAGCGATAGCCGCTGAAACAATCAGTATTTTTATTGTCAGTAATCCTACTATAAACACAACAGCCGCTATGATAGGTTTAAGTGCAATCAAGGCCAACCCCAGCGTTCCTGATACTGCCACTAGTCCAGATATAGCTAATACACCTTTCATGATAGTTCCCGCGAGTTTTTCATTTTCTGCTATCCAAGTTGATATTTTCTCTATGATAGGTGTTAATTTATTAACCATATTTTCTAGCACCTGCATAAACTGATTTGCTACTGGCATCAATGCTGTGGCTAGTTGATTCTTTAACATTGCCATTCTTTCGGTTGTTGTTAAGGATGCTTCGGCGGTGCGCATCATTGCTCCATCTGTGTTTGATAATGCCGCCATCATATTTTCTAATTCAAATCTGCCCTCTCTTACGGCCAGTGCAAAATCTGGTCCAGCTCTTGCACCTAATAATTCAATCGCTTCTCGTAGTGCCTCTCCTTCGGTTTCTGCTTCTTTGATACGTTTGATTAACTGACCAAACTCTTCTCTTGGTTCTAAACCTGCTTGTGCCATTCTTCCAAGTGCCATTGATAGTCCTCCCATCATTTTCTTCGTAGCCACACCTTCTTTCTCAAACTTTGCCAACATTGCAATCACTTCTTCCATTTCAAACCCTACTGACCTAAACTGAACACCATACTGAACAGCCAATTCTGTCATTCTCTCTATTGTTGCACCTGACGCCTGTGATGCTACTGTTAGGATGTCTAATATATCACCCGTTTTTTCTACTTCAACACCCCAATCCCCCATTAAACGAGTAACCTGTCGGACAGCGGGTTGCACCTCCATATCAGATATTCTGGCAAAGTCTAAGAATTCTTTTGATAGCCCTTCTAATTCATTTCCCGTAACACCTAGTCTGGTTGAAATCTCTGCAACAGCATTCCCAACTTCACCAAAGCTTTGTGGAACCTGTTTAGCTATATCACGGGCTATGTCCATCATTCCATCCAGTGCCACCCCCGATGCACCAGTTCCCTGGATAATGGTTGACCTCATATCATCTGATGCCTTTCCGACCATAAACATAGAACCAGCTACTGCTGTAAAAGCAACTGTTCCTACTTTAGCCATTTTCTTGAATGTAGGTTGCATCTTATCTAACTGTCCCTGCACCTGATTGATAACAGCTCCTGCTCTATTTTCTGCATCTATGATAAACGATAATGTGCTCATTTTTTACTTTGTTTTTCTGAATCTTTTTTTAATTTGTCTTTCACTAAATCAATAAACCACTGGGGTTGATTAATGTAAGTTTGATAATCCCAGCCGAATATCTCACATATCTGAACCATTTGCATCTGATTGGTCAACTTACCCAAACCATACCAACGTCTAGAGTCTATTCGGCTTTCGTAAAATCTTCCCCTGTTTTTACTCTATTAACCTGACTAAGAACGAACTGGTAATCGGTGACTGGTAGAGCATAAATCTTTTTTAAGATATCTTTTTCATCTCCATCAACAGAAACTACAATAATTTCTATTGCTTTTTCTATTGATTTTCTTTGAGCTTCACCTGCATTTATCTCTGCTTTACCTGCCCCACTAGAACCGACCTCGAACTTAACATCGGTAATAGGTTTATTAATTTCTTCAAAATCACCTCCTGTAATCCACTCCTTTAACTCTAACTTCTTTTTAAGTTTCGGTGTTATTATTTGCATGTTATGATTCTATATCAATGTAACTTTCGACGTCATTAACAACCTCGACTTGGATTGTTTTTGAAGTATCGGTGTCATATTCAGCAGTGAACTCCATTGTTTCAGTTGCTAAATCATCGTTTGGTGTGCTTAATTCCCATTTTATCCTTGACCTTGGTATTGTAATCTCAATCTCGTTATCATCAGGTCCGGTAAATGTAACCACTATATCGGTCTTTGTAAGATCTTTAGCTGCATCTCTTAGTGTAACATCATCAAAGTTTAATACAAAACTTCCTGTTACTTCTAATCCTTTCCAAACTATATCATTGACATCATTGCTACCGGGTGCGTAAAGTGCTTCTGCGTTGTTATTAATGTCAAGGGTAAACTCTTTAACCTTTGCATTTGTATTAGTTCCTATCTTGACATTAGCATCCCTGAATGTGTAATACTTTAAGTCAGTTTCAACTGTCGCTGACCTTTCGCTAGCGACTGGGTATTTTGATAGAATACTTGCACTTAAACTAGCAACATCATCACTAAATGTCATTGCTAGGGTATTGCAAACGCTATTAACAAAATCTAGTTCGTCTATTACACGTCCTCTCCAAATCGTCGCCGTTAATGGGTCATTGGTTGCTACTCCTATTGTGTGTTTGTAGTCTCCTCCATCTGGTGCGCTAGAAATATCTCCTAATGCTAATCCAAACCAAAATGGGGCTGCTACTGGGTCTAATACTACACTGATATTACCCTCTCCATGTTTCTTACCTTCTACTGATAACGGTCCTTGTAAATCCCTGATACCTCTGGCTTGACTATCAGCGATTGGTTCGTGCTGTTCCTGTAAGTCACATTCTAAGTAAGGAATATAGAACTGTGGGTCTTGTGCCACACCCTTAACTTCCTCTAATGCAATTCCTATTGTGTTTCTTCTTCCTATGTGTGCCATATTTTTGTTTTTTTGTGAATCCTAATCTCCGACTTTTACTTCTGAGATTATATGGACTCTTATTATTGTTTCAATTATTATTCTTGTCGCTGAAGCATCATACCTCTTGATAGTGTTTACCGGTAAAACCCGTAATACTCCATCCATCCCCAAATCATTGTTCTCTCTAAACAGCTCTTCTATTTTCCAGGCTCTATCTTTGGTAGTTATTTCAGCATTCTTCCGACCTTTTAATTCTTCTATTTTTTCTTGAACTAATGTTATCTTATAAGTTATAAACACAGAATCTTCTCTGTTGGTTAATTCTGATGATTCTGTAGTATCCCATGTTATCCATGCATAGGGATAGCCCTTAGGATTACCTTGTGGAAACTCACATACTTCTTTAATATCATCTAAGGTTTTTACTAGCGTTACTATTTTATTGTATATTGTATTTATCATAATCTTGTTAAGCCTCTTTGGGCTATTAAGTTTAATCTTCTTTGTATTCTGTCTTTAACTAGGCGTGTGTTGGATGTAATTGCATCTAATAAGTATGGTCGTCCTCTCATTCTTGATGTTCCTTCATGAACAAATACGGCATATTCTACATCATTGTAAATCTCTCCTTGTAGTTCTTTTTCTTTAATACGGGTTCTAATATCAGCCCTTAGTCTGCCTGTGTCTACTGGTGCGTTTGTCTTGGCTCTCCTCTCTATGGCTAATAATACCTCCGCTAAAGCATCTCCTACACCCTTGCTTATATCTCCATCTACTCGGCTTAATGCTTCTTTGAATTCTGGGAGATTTACTACATTTATCTTTATGTCCATCATGATTCTGATTCTGTTTCATCTGATAATAGTCTTATTCTTAATTCCATGTGGGTGCTTCCTTTTAATTCATAGTTATCAATACCTTCGACTAAATACCACTCCTCATTATGTCTGATTTTGTCGTGTTCTTTAATATCCATATTAGCACATGCTCCTATGAAATCTTTGCCTTTGACACCATCTAAGTTTTGACCGTATGTGTCATCTAATGGTTGTATGTGAAAAGGAACATTGCTGTATAACAACTCATAACCCTCCATGTCGGATGCTTCTGAACTTAATCTATAAACCCATATACGCTTATCAAAAAAGAATCCTATATTCATAAATATCTTGGATATAATTGTAATATTTCTTTCACTTGCTCAAAATCACTTAATTGTTTTTCTGTCTTATATGCTACTGAATATCTACCTAGGGTCATACTAGCCACTTCTCCTTCATGTGCTAGACTATGTTGTATGATCCCAGACACTAACACTGTTGTAATAAACTTAATATCATCTGGAACATCCACCGAATAACCCCATTTTGCAGTTACCTCTACATTTTGTTGTCCTATGGGTAAGAATTGTCCCTCTGTAAGTTTAATTGTGTGATAAGGTAGTACATTCGCCGGATATGCAACAAATTCTCTTTCCTGACCTGATATCTCAACCTTATCAATGTCAATAGCGTCATCTATAATAATAGAATCATCACCATCTGCATCGTATTTTTTAACAGAAAAATCAGTATCGGCTATGAATGTTCGACCTGTTTTCTTTGTAACATAAGAACTCATAGCTTCTATCCAGTCCTCTATTTGTGACTCAAATGAGGCATCTATTTCTGTCAAAAGATAATTCTCAATAGCTTCTACTGTTGTATATTTCATTTTTTCTTATATTTCTTAAGAAGTTTATTTTTATACTTCTTAAAAACTTTATTTATTCTGTTCATATCTCAAGGGATAAAATCCCCTGAGTATAAACATAATGTTTATGATGAAGGAGACTCCTCTCCTGCTACGAAAACACCGATGCCCTGTGGGAGAACAGGAACGAATCCTACTCTCTTAACAACTCTTAACGCTACCATATCTTGTAGAGCAAGGTTTAAGTCAGAAGGAGATTCTTCTGCTGATTTGATTGTAGCCTCATCAAGCAGTTTAGTTCTCATTCCACCTTTGTCTCCATAGACACATGTGCGACTAAGATCTGTGTAGAACATAATTGGTGTGCCGTCTTCAATACCGTCTTCAACATCAGATACACTAGGCAAAACATTTACTAACTCAACCGGTCTATTCCAGATAGTAGCTGGACGTCCACCTGTTGGCTGTTGAACAATATAATCACCTACATCATTTTTAACTCTCTGGAATGCTCCAAAGAAAGAAGGATGCATGTAATATGTACCTTTGTTTCTAATTTCAGAAGGAAGTAAGTATAGCATGTGGTTTAATGCATCAACAGCATTAGCATCTTCGCTTAAAGCGAGTGTAACAACACCGTCAGCATTTAACACACCATCGAAAGGATCACTGTCAGCAACACTACCAGTAAAGAATGCTGTATCTTCAGCTTGTGCTATTGCCGTTCCGATTAATTCTCCTAATAGTGAAATTAGGTTGATTGCAGAATCCTCAAGGATTTCTTCAGTCATTGGAACGATAGCAGCAAGTTTCTTTAATGATTGAGTAACTAATTTGAATGTTGGTCTTGTAGATGGTTTAGCACCAGCTTCATCAACCCATCCAACTGAAACTGAATTTACTAGAGCAGGTATCTGTCTTTCATTGCCTGGGCCAGAGAATGGTAAATATCTCATGTTCCTTCTGGCAACACCATACTCTTCCGTAAATCTATTAACTTCCGCTAATAGTGATGGTGGAATTAGATAACCAGCAGAATCATCATCTCCAACAGAAATGTAGTCTTTTTCCATGCCTCTTAGTGTAGAAACATCTCTGCTTCTTAATGCTAAGAACCATTTCTTGACCTGTTCTTCTTGGGATAGTTTTCTTTTTGGCTGATTTCCATCAATAGCTGCTTTTCGTTGTGAAGCTACATTGGTGTAGAACTTATCTACTAATGTTTGAGATAGTGCGTTTAGCTTCTTATCCCATGCTTCAATACTGGCTTTTTCGGTTTCGTTTTTAATGAATCCTTTTAAGTCTTCTTTAACAGCTTCTTCTGTTTCCTCTGTTTCCTCTTCAGTTTCGTCGGTTTCTTCAACCTCGTCAACCTCTTCAACGTCGTCAATATTCTTTTCTTCGTCTATTTTAGTCATATTTTTGTTTTGAAATTATTTATTTGCTCCGCCCTTCCTTGAGGGGTTCTGACCTTTATTACTTTAAGGATTATCGGTTCTTGTTACTAAATTCTATTACTTTGTTTTTTAATAATCTAATCAATTTCACTTAAGTTTAACGTTCCTTGTTTCGTTAGATATGTTATCCCTATTAACGAATACCTCAGGTTTAATAAACTGCATTGCCGCTAAGGTCTGTATTTCATCACCTAGATTATTGGCGTTATAATATGTTAGTGCTGCATTCATCATCTATAAATATTGCTGCTTTTCTTCCTTTGTTATGACCTAATCCAATCAAACTATCGCTGTCTGAGTTATGCTGTAACCAACAAGGAAGTGGATAATATACCTCTAGACCTATTTTTCTAAAGAACATTTTTAATCTTTCATCATCTCTATTGCGAAATCTTTTATCAGAAAAACGCGAACTATCACAATATGCTATCATTTCTTCAATATACTTTGTTGGAACCGTTACACCTAAGCACCAACCCAACTTATTCAAAACCAGATAACCTTCTTTTATGGCTTTATCAAAATCAACATTCTTTTGCCCCTTATTCCTAATAAAGAAAGCATACACATATTTATCACCCTGTTCATTTAGTAAAGTTTCTACCTTTTCTTTAAAACCTTTACAAAACAAAACATCATCCTGTATAACCGTATGAAATTCTTTATTTGTATCATAACTTAACCATGCTCTTCGTGCTGTGTCCCATAAACCCTTACCTCTGTCCTGAATTATCTTTGCTTCTGGTAGGTTTTTAGTTAGATAAGGTAAGAAGGGTTCTCTTTTTGGATGATACATAATAGAAAAAGAGGTCTTCATTTTTTTGCTTGTATTAATTCTCTGATTGCCTTGTTTAATATTTTCTTATAATTCAAAGGTTGTTTTGTTTTCAATGCTCTATTTAATGAATCCCTAGCCTGTTCTACTCTCTTGATATTCTCTACTGAGATGGTTGTTTTATCATCACCGTTTGTCACCAGAGACATTTTCTCATCAACCTTGATATTTACTACCTTTTCTGGTTTTTCCGGTTCCTGGCTGTTATTTTCTATTTCTTTAACATTGAAACCTTTTTGCTTCGCAAGTGCCAAAGCATCCATACCAATATTCACTGCTGAAAACTCATAGAGCTCATTATCTTTGAGTAGTTTCACACCATCTTTCTCTTCGGTTCTACCATTAATAAATCCTACTGAGAAAGCATTTAAGAACCTACCGGCATATAAGTCATATATTTCTTTAGCAAATGCTGACTCTTTAACTGCAAATTGAACAACAGCTTCTAACATTCCATCAACATTAGTATAAACATTTAAAGCTTTACCTATTGCAGGTCTAGAGTGATCATGTCCCCATAAAACAACTGGATTCTTTCATTTCCTGTGACCTATCTGGCTGACCAGAAGAAATCACAGCAGTTAATGTTCCTGTGTCATTATCGAAACCTTTTAAATCGATACCTAACTCTTTCTTAATCATATTTTTTCATATTTACTTGGTTTATTAAAGTTTAGTTTCATAAATCTACTATATTCAGGATAATACTGAACACCATTAGATGATGATAAAAACGGTGCATCTTTGTATTTTTTAATTTGTTCCGGTCGGTATAATTTATAATCACTGGTATTTTGTCCTCCTACTTTATATTCGTTACCATAATAACTTCTTATAGTGGCAACATGTTGTAATTCATATTTATTTAACAACAATTCTAGTTTTTGTTTATTGAATAAGATAGGACAATGAACTTCATACCATAAACCATCAGGAAAAGCAGTGTGTATTTCGTTGATATACTTCTGCCACACGTTGCTTCTTTTACCCCCAATAGAACCCCAGTTATCTTGTCTGTTGTTCCATTCTGTGATTGTTCCATTGTAAAAATAAGGAAAAATCTTATATGGTTTCATTAGATAAAAATCATCATTCATCCAATAAAAGTCATCAGAAATCTTTTTGTCGTTTATAATAGCTCTAGCACCTGCTAACATATCTAAATGTTTGAACAATGCAACCCTTTTTGTAGTAGCTTTGTCTGCTCGAACATTTAAGTGTTTGATTTCTCTATTAGCAAAACTAGGTAAATCTCCACGTATTATTAATTTGTTAAAATCTAAATATTTCTCAATGCTTCTAATAGAATACCTTATTTCAGTATCTGTCCCATACTTACCCTTGTGATAATGATATACAACATCTGGTTTCATACAATTTTTGGAACAGGTGCTATTGCACACCTGCAATTAATGTCTGATGGAAATGGTAATCCATTACTAAAGTTCTCGTTAACACCTACGATTTCACCATCCATTAATAAATGCTCATCTCTTACTCGATCATCTAAGGTAGCTATCCATTCTTTACCTTCCATACTGGCTTGTTTATATGCCTCGGTGTTAGCTTCATTCATTACAGCATTGGTTTCTGTTCTTGCTATGGTTTCTGCTCTATAATCATTAAATGCTAGATATGTTTCATCTATGCGTTTTTCTAGTTTATTGATACCTTCTCCTGCTTCAATTCCTTCGGCCAGTGTTTTTTGCATTGCTTTAAGGGTCGTCTTGTTAACAGAATAAGCAAATAGTCCAGCTCTAGCTGATAATAGTTTTAATATGGATGGTCCGATAGACTTCTCCATGTTAAACGGCATATCTACTCTTACTAGGGATATTGCATTCTGACCGGCTTCCTTGAATATGGTTGCATAGTAAGGTATTGCCCAGTCCTTAAATCTCTTGTTTTCACCTTTTATATTAAACACTTTCCTGATTTCAGCCCTGGTTTTAGGTTGCTCTTTTCTAAATCTTTTTAAGATGTCATTCTTTTGCTCGTTCTTAAGGCGAATCATTGCATTTTTAAAGCGTATTGTTTCTCTATCTAATGCTTTCATTGTATAATCGTAATACATTTTACGATAGTTCTTGTCTTGGAATAAAGATGCTTGACTTATTGAGGTAAAGCTCTTTTCAATAGTTTTAAGGTGCTGTTCTAAACTAAATCTAGTTTTAAGTTTCCTTTTACCATGTAAATGGGTATATTTCTTTTCCTCTTCTACAAACCTTTGCCCCGCTTCTTGCATTCCTAATGGTCTATATAGAGAATCACCTCCTGGGATAGATTCTAATCCTAGTTCTTGTCTAATTTCATTAGCAGTTATCCATCTATCAACACCAGCGTTAAACTCAGCAAGTCTTTGTTCTCGATTGACTGGAACTGGGTCTTCATAACTTATAAAATACTCTTCTCCAAACTCAGGGATTATAAGTTGCTCGTTTATCTTGTTAACGAACCTATTAATCTCTGGTAGTATAGTTTCTGATAGAAATATCTCTTGTAGTGTTTCAGCTTCTGCTCTAGACCTACCTACTGAATCCCCTACTCCTAATATAGGCTTAGGGACTTTGAATAGCATTAAAATCTCATCTCTGGTAAATCTCATAGACTCAATGTAATCCATTTCCCTTTGAGATAAACTAATTTGATGATATTTCAATCCTCCTCCTAATATGCCTAGCTTTGAATTCTTACCCAATCCTTTGTGTTGTTTTTCCCATCCAGCACGTAATTCTCCTATCTGAGTTTGATTAAGGTTAGATTCGGTTTCTAATACTGCGTCAGGTCTTGCATTGTTAATAAAGAAATCACTTTGATATTTAAAGCCATATTGTTCTATATTCACCTGGTTTCTTCCCGGCATCAGTGGTGACATTCCCAAATACTCTTCTAGTGGTGAAGGATATTTAATGTGTATCATATCCTCTGACGCAACAATAGACTCTTCTCCACTATCTTTTCTTATACGATATTCTTTAATGTAATTCTCATCATCAGGGATTATAGTAACTAGGTCTGGTCGTATATTCCATAACTCAGCAACAGTGCCTTGCTCATTTCTTATTTTTAAGATATAAGAATCCCCTGATAGCTTCCTATTGATAACATCAGTTTCCATGGCTTCCTCTTTTGTATAGAAGGGATTCCATTTATAAAGCAAATCCAACCCTTCGTGGACTTTTACTTCTTCGATATCACCCTCTGCATTGACTATTCTGTTTAACTTGAAACTAACGCTTCCAACTTTCTCTGCTATCTTGGAAATACAAGCATAAACAGTAGCTGACTTTGAGTAAGTTTCTAAATAATTTTTATCTCCCCATTCTTGACCAAATGCTCTTTTGAGCAATTCAAAACCCCCCAAACTAAATGACTTTTGCTCAAAGGCAGACTTAATTCTTTGTAGTATATTCATATTATTCTAAACAATTTACTAATTATAACATATTTTTTAAAAACAATCAAATCCAATCTATAAAAGGTGTCGCCCTTTGTAAGTGACTGAATATAGAACCCCTAATGCCATCTAAACTATGGTCATTAAACTTGACTGGCTCTTCTGTGGGTTCACCGTTTTTTTCAATATACTTATACCCTCTAATTTCTTTTAATGTGTTAATAGAATCTTTTGTTATGTATAGCCCCCTGGCTTTTAGTGTATCAATGCCCTTTCTTACCGAGTCCTTACCCTTGGTTGTTCCTATACAATTAAAACCAGCTTGTTGTATTTCTTTAATCCTGCCCGGGTCTTCCGAGTCGGCATATATCGGTATATCTCTAGGAATGTCCATAGTTTTCATGCGATTCATTAAATCCTGGTTAGTAAGTCGGCTCTCATAAATCAATTCCTTGCAATATATGTTATCGTCTTTAATTGATATCTCTCCTAGCGATGTTGGGTTATTAAAACCAAAGTCTAGCCAGTATATTCGCTCTCCATCGGGTAGTGTGTCACAATGTTGCCAATGGGTGTAAATAAGATTCTTAATTTCTCCCATAATACCCAAGCCATAAATCTTCCATAAGTTCTCATCTGCATCTTTTAGTCTTTCTATCTCATTAATGGTTTCCTGATTTAGAAATGGGTTGTCTTTATATGTAGAATGTATTATCTCTATGTCGTTTCTAGTTTTTATTTTAGTTTCTATCCAGTGGAACTTATCATGTGAGGGATTGTAGTCTAGTATAATAGTGCCGGTCGTTCTAAGTGCTAATTGTATAAAATCGTCATAACTTAATTCATTAGCCTCATTTATAAATAAATACTTACGCTTTCTACCTTTGACTTTTTCATACTGGTCTACTGAAAAGAACTCTACCTCACCACGTCTTAGCTTATAAGTGAAATCAGACTTGTTGTGTTTCTTGGGTAAATATATACCAGCATTTTTAACTATCTCTAAAAAGTCCTTATAAGCCGATGCTTTAAGTGCAGGTAGTGTCTTTCTAACCATAGAAAACAATTCAAACTCGTTTAGCATTTTCAATACAAAGAACTGGCACACTGAATACGTTTTACTAGAACGTGAAGAACCCTCTAAAATAACTATCCTAGATTTGACTTGTTGTAGCTTTTCTAGGACGATAGTGCCTTCAATCTTTAGATTCATTTCTCTTTATAATAACCTCTACCGAACTAATGTCTTCGTCTATGCTGTGTTCTATGGTGTCTTTGGGTTTACCATATACACGATTAAATATATCAGCCCAAAACCTAAAATCTCCTTCTTTTGCACCCTTATATCCAACAGCCATTAATTTCTCCTCTACTTCTTCTGGAGTTATATCTTCTTGTTCCGCAACCTTTTCTATAAATACCCTAAACTTGGTAGCAAAGTTTAGTGCTCCTTTTGGTCTACCCGCTGGATTACCTGATTGACCTTTCTTAAAGCCCTTACCAGTAATACCACCCTCTAGCTTTTCTTTGGGTTGTTCCTGCGGTTCTTCATCCTCGTCCTGCAGATAGAGTGTTCTCCCCAGCAAGCGTACAAAGGAGGCCTCCCTATTTTAACATATTTAGATGGTGCTGGGCAATAGGGCTTGAAAGTAGTAAGTTCAAATACATAATTAACATCATCTTGGAATATATAGTTATCCTCATCCTGTAGTATGTAATCAGTATGAACAATCTCTCTAGCTGTAGTTCTAGCGTTATCATTTACCCATGCTGAACCATCGTCAAATTCTCTACTGGCTTTAACTCTCCAATAATACCGTGTGCTAGGTCTTAATCCTGTAAACGTGTATTTATTGGTTAAAGTTGTGTCAGAATATAATAAATCGGTATATCCGCTGTCTTTGTATATTTCTATATCAAACCATTCGGCGCATTCTATCGCATCCCAGCTACCTATAATGCCCCTCCAATTAACCACTTCAGAATCTAGGTTAGTGGGTTCTGGCAATGGTATCATGTGGTCATAACTTAATCCTTGACCGTCATTATAAAGTTCTCTAATCATAATATTATATCCCTATCCTTACCATAGTTTTCAGGGTTTGCTTTTACTTTTATGCCACCTGTTTGTGTGTCTATCATTACTGGCATATGCTCCATTTTGATTTGTAATTGTTCATTGGTCATATCGTTATTTCCCCACAACAATGTCATAAGCCACCACCACCGAGAAGCTACCGTCATCTCTTTGCACGAACTTTGGATAAGCTACCAGCTGGCACTTAGTTTCTTTTACTAATTCAATGTATTTGTCATTGAACTCTTTTTTAATTTGTTCGTCTGTCTTTGGTGTTGTTTCTTTTTCCATAATAAGTTATTTAATTTTGTTAATATCTGCGAGAAGAGTTTCTTTATCTCTTTTTTGATTTTCTAAATCAGCTATTGAGTTAGCTAGATTAGAAATATCTGCTTCAATTTCTTCTTTTGTAAAAGCACCGACCAATTCTTTTATAGTTACTGGCTTGTCATCTAAACCTACTTTCTCCACTTCTTGATAGACATCAAATCTATCTGTTGGTTTTGTTTCCAAAACACCATCTACCATTACTTCTACTGTTTGTTGTTTAATTATCATATTTTGTTTTTAATTGGTTTTTTAATTATTAAACGGCTGTGACTGTTAATGTTCCACCATTAGCGACCGTTACCTTGTATCTTGTGCCGTCTGGAGATTTCAAAATCACACCACCTCCTGCGGTAGTAGATTCATAATCAGCTGCCGACCTGATAAGTGTTAAACTGGCATTTCCTATTTGACATAAATTACTTGCGTCAGTATAAGCACCATTTCCCAAAGCCATTGAGTTTTCCGCATCTACTTTTTGAGAAGCGTGATAACCAGCTCCATAACCCATAAAGGTATTATTTGAACCAGTGGTTATTGTTCTACCAGAAGACAAACCATTAGCGGTGTTATAGGAACCTGTGGTGTTGGAGCGGAGAGAGTAGCCACCACTTGCGGTGTTGGAGTGACCTTCGGTGTTGGAGCGGAGAGAGCCGACACCACTTGCGGTGTTGGAGTGACCTTCGGTGGTAGCCACCACTTGCGGTGTTGGAGTAGCCTATGGTGTTGGAGCGGAGAGCTTCAGACCCTACCGCTGTGTTATATGACCCGTGAAAAGTAGAGGTAGCAGTACTTCCCATTGTGAAGTTTCCTGCGTTTATACCTACGAAGGTATTGTATCCAGCAGGTACCACTGTATTTCCTGTTGGATGCTGGAAGTTATGGATAAACCTATCTCCGTTTTTGAATACTATTCCTGTTGCATTAGTGGTCGTGTTATCAAGATTGAT